TTATGGCTCAGGAACTCAAGAGAGGCATTGGGTCCAATTATGCAGCGAGAATTGAAGCTGCAGCTGGATAATGCCATGAGTTCAACCGTGTGGGCTTGGCCGAATCAAACAAAAAGGCAAAATGGTTCAACGGTTGGCTCGCCTCGAGATATTGTTGATACGGGATACTTGCGCAGCAGCCTAAGCCAAACTCTGAGTCATAATGCAACCACGAGTACCTTCAAAGGTAAATACAAAGCACCTTATGCGAATATTGTCCACTACGGTGGCATGATTCAAAACTTTGGTCGACCTGATACCTCATACCTGCCCGGCAGGCCGTGGATCAAGGCGCTATTCGAAGGGCAGAATGGCATTCCAAAATTTGCCATCAAGCACTACCTGCAAGAACAGCTAGAGGCGGAGTTCCAGAAAGTTTTCGGCTAATTGGTATGCTTGCTTAGCTTTAAAAGTACAAATGAAGGTTAAGCTGCCTTTTGTTGTTCAGCCTCGTTACGCACCAAAGAAAATCCTTATTGGATCAGAAGAGTCGGGTAAATTTGAAATTGAACGTCGCGGATACCTTTCTGTCTCAGAAAAAAGCTTCGTGCAGATCGCAATGAAGGAAGCGGGTACCAGCAGCATGCTGAAAGTTGTTGGTTCAATTGCAAAGCAAGAAAATAAAAAGCAAGCTGACGTAATCAAGGATCTGCAGAATTACAATCCCTCTAATGGGGAATCTTACCTAGATAAATATGAAGAGGAATTGCTTTCCCTGTCTGGCGAGATGGAGCAAGCTACCAATCTTCAACGCCTAGCACAAACGACTGCCTTGATGATCTCTAGGTACGACTCTAGCTGGGAATTTCAAGATACTCTAGAGCTGCATCCTGATATCGTTGAAGACCTCAGCAAGCTGTATGCCGACGAGGAAGCTAAGTCGATCGAAGATCTGATCAATGACGAAGAAGAGAGTGCTCCTGGTGTCAACTCCGAAAAATCCGATTCCGGGAAAGTGTCAAAGGGAAAAGCCAAGGCGGACTGAACGATTTCCCGTTCGATAAATATTACTGGGATCTAAAGTACAGCTTTCCGGGTTGTACTGAGTTCAGCCTTGGCAATTACGGCGAGCTTCCATATCAATATGTAGTGAAAGCTGTTGAACAAATTGCCGACAGGCGTTTGACTGATCTTTCATTGCGTGAAAAGCCAATCGCTTTACAGACTTCTGTTATCGCGAATTCAAATCGTGATACAAAGCGTCAACGCAAGCCTTACAGTATTGATGATTTTACAATCTTCAAGACGGCGGCTGAGTTGAATCTGCCCAGCAAGATGAATGCGGCAGCAGCGCACGCTGCAATCAAGGCTGGTTTGATGCCAACATGGGCATTGTTTATTTACCCAGATTTAGCTGCTGCATATGACGAAAACGTAGTCCCTGACTCGGTTATTCTAGTTGCAGAGGATGCAATACTAATCAATCCGCGCAAACAAAAAGACGGATTTAAAGGGCTTTTAGTAGCACGTGAATCAAGCTCAATGCAGTCTCGTCTTTTCAAGGACGAAAACGGTCAAGAGCATTGGCTCAAGATGCCACATGTGAAGACTAAGGTTATTGCAGAAGAGAATATGGAACTAGCAAGCTGTAGGCCACTCGCCTAGCAGGCTGTTTGCATAGTCTTCTACTTTTTTCGTGTCATCTTCGTCCCAATTGCCGAAATATCCACGACCATCAGATAGCCATTGACGGATCCGAAGTTCGCCTTCTATCGAGTAGAACTCCTGCATTCGGTACCAAGCGACCCATTCACAACTTCCCTTATGTGAGTTGCATGATTCGCATGCAGGGATCACGTTACTGGTTCGATCTTCACCCCCTCGACACCGAGGCTTGACGTGATCGATCGTCAAAGAGCGATCGTCGATTGGTGGATTTCCGCAATACGCGCAGCGGTTGTTCCAAGCTTCCTTAATGGAGTCTCGCCATTGCTGACGGGCCTCTCGCCGTGTCAGTGCAGACATATTAAACAGATAATCAGAGATTCTTTCGTAGAGGGGAAAGTAGTCCCTTGCGTTAGTCATCTGATTACGAAAATGAGATAACGCGGAGGGAAAATTCCGATGAAGCGAAGGCCATAAGCTCTCTGCGTTGTCTCGAGTTAGGATGCCCAAACGGAACAATAAATCAGGCCAAAATACATGTAATGGCGCAGACTTTTCCTACTTCTGCGGAGGTTATCTATAACACTCTGTCTGGAGATGCGACGTTCATGTCGTATGTTGGCACGTATACTTTTGCTGATGGCACGGTACTGCCATCGATCTCTGTAAAGTCTCCCGGCGAAGATACGAAGGGTTTATCAAGTGTTAGCGGTTTGGAAGTCGTCGTTATTGATGTAGGCGATGTAACAACTCAACCTTACCTGTCAAACGATTCTCCGGATAGCGTATTTACCTTTAATGTTTTCTTGGTAGCTTGGGAACCTTCTAATGGTCAAGCGATCACGAATGCAGTAGCGCAAATGGTTAAAAGATTCCTAGGTATGGAATCCATAGATACTGTCGCAGCATCTGATGGCGTCGGGGCCTTGGTGCAGACCAAGGTTATGATCAAATCAAATATGCCAATCCTCCCATAGGGGCTAGGAAATATATATTTAGCGGGCCGTGAAGGTCCGAGTAACCTTCGCACGGGCTTCGCCCGTTTTTGTATATGGCGAATTTTTCTGCCGCCTTTGGTTACGACGTATACTTGGCTCCGCTTCTTGCCGCCAGTGTCGACGTGACCTTTACCGGCGTGACCGGTGGTGTTGGTTCAGGTGCTACGAACTTCCTTGACATTAGCTCTGTTGTTGCAGCTGATGAAAAGGTGACTTATAGCGCTGGTGTTTTCAGCTTGGGCGCAACCCCTGTGGCTGAGCCTACCGATGGCACCATGACTCCTGTTCGTCTGGCAGGTCTGACCTCGGCTACTCTTGAGTCCGATACTGGTACTGAAGAGGTCTACACCTACGACGACGATTCCAAAGGCTTCAGCCAAGCTGTCGCAACTACCAAGTCTTGGTCCATGAGCCTTGCTGGTGTGGCTGACTTCTCTGATGCTGGCTATCAGATCCTGCGGCTCACCGAGCAGAACACTGTTGCTGATGGTCTGCGTGTCAAGGTTGGTCGCGTTGGTCCTACTGGTACCACTGAAACCATCTATGGCTACGGCACCCTGACCGGCTATACCGAGAGCAACGACGTGACCTCGATCGTCTCCTGGGAGTGCAGCCTGATGGGCTACGGTCCTTATGTGGTGGAAATCGACGCGAACGTTGGTAACTGATTTATATCCGTAAATCGTTCAGTTAAAACTCGGTCCACAAGCCCCGAAAGGGGCTTTTTTATTGGGAAAACTAGTCCGATGCACCCCTCGCAGCAATGGCAGAGTCACTGAATTATAAGTTAACTCTTGACTCCAGCCCTGCGATCCAGCAGCTTAAAGATTTCGGTGATGCGGCAAAGCAGGTCGCCAACGAAGTCAAGGGTGCGATGGCGGAGATTGGAAGGAAGGAAGTAGAAGCAAAGATCAAAGTTAGAACTGCTGGCGCTGAAGAAGCAAGAAAGAAATTTAAAAATATTGAAGGCACAATTAAAGCTCTTAGCAAGGATCAGAAGTTTTATAATAATCTCCTAAAGCAGACGCCTGCTCAAGTAAAGGCAATTAACAAAGCTCTGAAAGAGAAGCAAAGTAGGACCAGAATGCTGGCCAAGGACGGCAGGACGATCACAGACGAATGGAGGCGCATAACTGATCAAATCAAGCTAACGCAAGAGGCGCTTCAGAAAATGGGGCAGGCTTCTGGGTCTGCTTTTAGTCGTAGCAATATCAGCAGTTTTCTCGGGAGGCTTTCCCTGGTTCAGGTTGCTGCGAATCTCGCTACACAAGCAATTCTTCGAATTGTCAATGGCTTTAGTGATTTAATTGGTCAGGGAGCGCAGCTACAAATCCTTAAACTCACGCTAGAAGCGTTCGCTGGCAGCGCAGCTGCAGCTGGTGTTGCCCTGAGCAATTTTCGAGATATTGCATCGACTACATCCTTCAACCTTCAGCAAGTCGCAAGTGCAGGCCAGATTCTGCTTGGCTATGGAGTCAGCATCGATCAGGCTACTGAGTCTACTCGACAGCTGTCTATTATTGCATCGGCTACTGGCGGTGATATAAGTAATCTTGCGAGAAACCTTGGTCAAGTTCAAACCCAGGGCAGGGCTTACACTCGCGACCTGACGCAGTTTGCCATTCAAGGTATCCCTATTTGGACAGAGCTGGCCGATGTTATTGGGATCAGCACTACAGAGGTCAAGCAATTTGCTGCTGATGGATTGATCGGGTTCACTGAGGTTCAAGCTGCTTTAGATGGAATGACCTCAGAGGGCTCTGCTTTTGCAGAGATCGCTAAGAGGATAGATCAGACTTGGATCGGTCAACTACGTAAGCTTGAATCTGCTCTACAGAACCTAGCACTACAAGCCGTAGAGGCATTTTCCCTTATTGACCAAGCCATGGGGGGACCGGCTGCTACAACACTGAGCTTGCTGACCAAGGGTTTCAATGCTCTTGCCGAAAATGCCGGAACTGTTGCGGCAGCTTTGGCTTCATTGGCTATAGCCGCTACTGGATTTTTTACAGTCATGGCTGTCGCTAAAATCTCTGCAATTATCTATACCCTTGGGGGTTTGCAGTCTGTCATAGCTATGATCGGCGTATCGCTTAAGGCACTCACGATTGCCATGATGTCAAATCCGGTGATCTTGGCCGCTATTGCGACAGCAGCTGTTATTGCAGGGGCTGCTTATTATACTTTGTCAACTAATATAAACCGAGCTAAAACTGAATCGCAAGCTTTGTCTCTTGGCCTAGTCGGTGTCAACGACGCCTTGGCAAATCTTGATCAAGCCTCTAAGCCTTTCTGGGGATTCTTCAATATCAGCGCCTTGCAAGCTCAACAGCATGCGCAAGAACTTAAAAACAAGCTTCAGGGATTGGTGGAGGAAGCGTCTAAGGTTAATGAAGAGTACGTGAAGCAAAGGGGAGTTTTGGCGAATATGATTAATACTGTTGAGCGTAGATATGATCTCGAGATTGAAAAACAAAAAAGGATTATTGAAGGGATAGATGAGAAGATTCAGGCAGAAGAAAAAGCAACCAATAAAAAAATTGCTGATGTCAACAAAGCCTACAACGAGGAAGTTAAGACGATTAATAATATTTACAATGAAAAACTGAGGCTTATTGATGCCGAAATCGGACTTCTTCAAAAAAGGACGCCAGAAGAGCAAAAGCTTTATAATTTCGAGAAACGGTCATTGATAAATAAAATTGATTCAGGGAAATTAAGTAAAGAAGAGTTAATAAGAGCCCAGGCACGACTTTCGAGAATGCGCCGGCAAGAAGAGATTGAGAAGCTAATGGAAAAACGCGCAAAAGCTAAAGCTGAGCAAGAGGAAAAAATTCGAAATGCACAAGAAAAGCAGATTACTGCAATTCAAAACCTTACGACTGAGCTTGGTAAATTCGTTGATGAGCAGGAAGCCAGTAGAAGAAAAGCTGAACTCAGCATCCGGCAATCGGAAGAAGAAAAGAAAGCGGCAGTTGGCAAATATCGAGAAATCTTAGAACAGCAAGACATCAGTAATGCTAAACATATTGAGACCAAGAACCTTCTATCCGAGCAGGCTACCTTGGTCTCGGGCCTCAGTCGTAAATACTCTGATTTAACCGATCGGATCAATGACGCCGCTAATGCGGCTGCTAGGTTGAACTCTAAGAATACTAATTCATCAATACCAAGTAATTTTGCTGGCGGACCAATTTCTGGTGGATCTAAGACGCATATCAATGAATTTGGTCAAGAAGCTTTCTTGTCGAATAGCGGAAAGCTGAGCATGATCAACGCCAAGCCCTGGGATGTCTGGACTGCTCCTTCTTCGGGTACGATTATTCCTGCTCATGTCGCAGCAGGGCTGGACATTCCCAGCAGCGGCTTGAATGTGAAGGGCAGGACTCCTACAGGGGCAGACTCCTCTGGCAATACCAGGCTCCTGAAGGGTATGCTGAACGCTCTGAAACAGGGCGGCAGCAACACCACTAATAACGTCACAATTCAAGCTACTAATACCAGTAAGGCTGCTTCTGATGTGCTTGTGACCTTGGCTCGGATTAAGCGTCGTCGGTATAATTGATCAGCTTGGAGTGAGTATGTTTCATTTTGGATCTACTGAAGACCAGGCACAGCTTTATATTGAAAGCGCTTTAGGTATCAAGGGGCCTGCTGACGACGGCAAGTCCCAAGACATTCAAGCTCTGCGGAATCGTTTAGCCTATAGGCGTATTGCATATGAGGCTGCGGTAAATGAAGGTGCTCCCGATGAGGTGGTAGAGAAAATTCTAGAATCTCATGATCTGACTTTTGCGGAGCTGGCTTATCACGACGAGGCTTTCAGGAACCGTGTACTGAACACCAACAGGATTCAATGGTGCGGTGGCTATAGCCCTGAAAATATCAGTAAATATGTCTCAATTGCAAGTGCTGCATCGGCAAACTAGTCAAGCTCGGTGCCCTTAAATGTCCCAGATAGGAGTGTCTTTTACGCCGAATGCTGGGTCGCCAAGCTACAGCTTTACTTTTACTGAGTTTACTGGAACTGAATTACCTAGAACATATTTAGACGGTTTTTCGTTTAGTAATTCTGCCAACGGCGCAAATATAATTACTGGAGCCCCTTATAGTCAAAAGTATCTTTGGGCAATTTCCACTCCGATTGCCAAGGCTGACGCCGTTACTTTTGACGCGATGTTCAAGGCTTGGGACACCGACCGCTCAAATGGCTTGGCTGCTGCTGTGGCAGTTGTCGATGATATGTTTGGTCCTCAGGTAAGTACTAATGCAGTATTCAGCACTAACCCAACCTATGACAGGTGGGGTCCTGCTTTTGTATTGGTGAGCTTTGGTTTGACGGAGGTTTGAAATGTCTTACCTTGTTAATCAAACTCGCGTTCACAGTCTGTCTATCGGAGGCTCTGACTACACAGGATCGTTGGTTTCTTGGACCTGCAGCGACAGTTCCGCAAATAAAAATGGACTGATCTCAACTGCAGGAACCGTAATTCTTGGGCAAGTCCCCGGTGGATACAATACAGAAGATTACGACCGAGATAATTTTAAGCGGGGCATTCCCGTTATTCTTGAAGTAACTTACCCAGACGGCACAGTCGCTCGACATCCTCGCGGCTTGCTTTATGTTTTGTCTACCTCTTATGA